CCCCTTTCGGGGGACCCTTTTGTGGTTTTCATTAACCACTTACTTGAGTAATACATCATGACCTACACAAAAACGAAGGTGAGGACACGGACTTTCCAGTCTTTCGACACGCTGATCCATTCGACGGGTGTAACCGTTGCGCCGTCAAACAAGACTTACGTCTGGTATGACAATCGCACCGGTGATATCCGCCCGAATTGGCGTCAGCTTGTCAAGAATGGATCTTCCGCGACTACTGCCCTCGATGCTGATGGGTTTGATGTACGTGCGACAAGAGGCCGTTGTTTTCGTAGTTTTCTAATTACGAATTCGAAGCCCCCGCCGCCGCTATTCCTCGCGAAAAGAGAATTGGATGGCTATCTTTGCCTTCCTGTTCAAATGCCGCAGCAGGTAATAATCGGTGGCACCGCGCTTACTCAGGCACGGAACCAGGCGTTGACGCGATTTCTGCAAGCTCTAAAACAGCAGCGCACCCAAATGGATGGGCTGACGTTTATGGGCGAGCTGAGAGAGTCGATACACTTGATTCGATCTGCTTCTCGTACTTTGGCGAGCAAGATCCCGAAGCATGTCGAGTATCAGGCCAAGTGGGTGAGAAAGTTCATGGGTAAAACCAAGATCTCTCCCCTCACTGGGCTTCCGATACCTGATCATGACTCGGTTTCAGCGCTTAAGAGAAAGCCGAAGCCTTGGGCGGAATTCCGCCAAGGTCTATACGAGGGTTGGTTGACCTTTGCCTTTGGCATCAAGCCGCTACTGAACGATGTTCAGGACGCGGCCGAAACCATGGCCCGCTTCTCTATGGATTCTCACCATTCAGAGATTAAGGGCTACGGCAAAGCGTTTGAGACGATTCTCAAGTCTTCAGAGTTGCAGTATCCCGCAGGGGAAATCGCTGCTCTGTTTACTCGAGAATTGGCCACCTATGTAGAGGTTATCTACAGAGGCGGCTATAGATCTCAGGTCTCTGCACCTTTCGGCTCCGCACGCAGGCTACGCGATCTTGTCGGGTTCACACCCGAGAATTTCGTGCCCTCTGTGTGGGAGCTGTTGCCATTCTCATTCCTCGTGGACTACTTCTTCAATGTCCAAGAGATCCTTGCGTATGCCTTTACGGATACCTCGGATGTGACATGGCTCAACGAAACCATAATCCAGACTCGACGTGACAGGGGTTCCCTTAACGTCGCTGCTGGACAGACTGGTGTCGTTGGTGGTGACTTAGGTTCCTATGAAGCTTCTGCCCGCATAGTCAAACGTCGGGTTCAGTCTTCCTTTCCGGTTATTAAACCCGAATTGAAGATACCCGACGCTGACTCGCTTAAGTGGCTGAATATCGCTGCTCTAGCTGGTGCTGGCTCCTTGAACAAGCGGCCCGGTCTGGGCTCTATGTTCTAACCAAAAACATCAAGAACAACAGGAACAATAAAATGACCTGGTCACTCACGTCCCCCATCACGGGGGCTGCCCAAACGGGCTTCACCGCTCCCACGTACACGTTGACCGCGGATACCGCGTCCGACGTGAACGGGAAGCAATCGGCCGTTACGGCTCTCGGTGGCACCCAGACCGGTGTCGTGGCCCATTCGGTCGCGGCTCCGTTCACCATCGCGTTCTGGCGCCCCAAGATCCTCAAGATCTTGGGTCGTACGAACCCGGTGACGGGTCTGCTTCCGAGTGTTCCGCTGAACACCTACAAGGTGGTCACCAAGAAGGGCGTCTTGCCCCTCGCCGGCCAACCGTACGCTCTCGCCCGGATCTCCACCGTCATCGAAATCCCTTCGGGGTCCGATGCGGCCGATCCGGCGAACCTGCGTGCGCTCTTCTCTGCTCACATCGGTGCCCTCAGTCAGCAATCTGCTGGCATGGGCGACACTGCCATCACTGGCGTGATGTAGGGTTGCGGGGATACTCCCCGTCGCCACTACGTCGATATGAACAGTTTTCACCTCAATCCATCCTATGTTAGGAATAGATATGAAGAATCGTGTCGATCAGTTTCACTTCATTCTCAAATTCTGTCGCGCTGCATCTTCTGATGCCGGGCGGCCGTTCGAGTTTGAAACCCGTTTAGCTGTATTCGATCAAACGACAATGAATCTGGTCCAAGACCTGATTGAACGTCGGATGTTCGGATTCGTTACTCGGGGGAACTTTTTCCTCGTTCCGGTTAAATCTGGCTCGGGGAATCTTCCGCTCGGTCACATTCGACTTCCGCTCTACACGGAGACCCCGCGAGGGGCCCGTGGAGGCGGCTTCGTCTGGACCAGGCGCAGCTACGCGGATGTGTCTCAAGGTCTCGCCAAGAGGCTTGACATTGAGACGCACTGGGACCTGTTGCCTTACGGCTTCAGTAATCTCGGTCGCGTAGTGAGGTGACAAATGAGAGGGCAGGTGCGGATAGACTATGCTCTTCTCAAGCGGCTCGCTATAGCTGAGTTGCCGTCGACTGATGACTTTGTCCGATCAGACATGTCACTGTCGCAGGTAGATGCGCTGCAAGGCGCGTCCTCCCTCCTCAAGAAACTTGAGGATCTGGTGTCGCCAATCGCTGAAGATCGTGCGCAGGAGAAATTCCTCGCATGCAATATTCAGTGCCGGGACTTCGTACTTGAGCCTAAAAAGCTTTATGACGATGTCCTCATCGAGACTGTGAAATACAATCTCGAGCGTTGGCTTCATCCAGGTGGGTTACCTTTGTCAGGTACAGACTTTTTCGAAAAAGGCTGTCTTGGCAACGGTGCGAATGTTGGTGTAAAGGAATACAACTTCTATACGAAGATGTTTGACTCTACGCTCAGCACTCCAAATACTCAGCTGTACGACATTTACCGTCGGTCTGTCTCTTTGCATCCCACGTGGGAACAAGCTGAAAAAGCTCGTAGTTCCATGCGTGGAGGGCGGGTTACAGACGTGGGTAACCTTTCTTTTGCTCCCAAGCAGTTCGACATCAAGCGAACAATCATCTCCGAAACCGTTCTTGGTATGTTCTACCAGCGCGGTCTCGGCTTAGCCATCGATGAATGTACGGAAAATAACACAGGCATAAACCTGTCTTACCAACCGGACATAAATCGAGAAATGGCGAGGTTAGGGTCCCTGGACGGTCGTTTTGCAACGATCGACCTGGTATCCGCCTCTGATTGTAAGTCCCTCACGCTCTGCAGAAGTATCCTACCACGCTATTTCGTAGTGTGGCTAGAGCGTCTCAGAACGAAGTACGTCCGTCGGCCAGACGGCGTACTAGAGGAGCTTTTCATGGTCAGTTCAATGGGGAACGGTTTTACGTTCTCATTGCAGACCATGGTTTTCGCTGCGATCGTAGTCTCCTGTTATCAGGTACTGGGTATCGAGCCGAAACGGCCTCGCTACTTCAGACCGACCCAAACTGGCGTTCCAGGAATGGAATTTCAGCGTAAGTCTATTGTCGGAAACTATGGCGTTTTTGGAGATGACATCGTTGTGCGCAGTGATGCGTACCACTATGTCTGCCATGCGCTCCAGTTATTCGGCTATACGGTGAACGTTGCCAAGTCGTTCAACGTTGGAGACTTTAGAGAGTCTTGCGGCGCGGACTATTGGCGTGGGCACCTCGTAAGAGGTATCTACATCAAGAAGCTGCGCTCAGAGACTGACTGCTACTCCGCCATCAACCGTCTCATCAAGTGGAGCTCGCGCACTGGTGTCTGTGTTGACTTCCTCGTCTCCTATCTCGCTGCTCGGGTAAGGTTCTTACCTATCCCGGTCAGCGATGGTGATTCAGAAGGCATCAAAGTCCCAGAGTGTCGAGCACAGCTCACTTACTATTCGATTGCGACTCGGGCCCTTTTATATCGGGCTCGTGTTACGATCGACGAAACGTGGTCTGTTCCTACTGACGAGAATTCTACCTACGACAAGTGCTACCGCGGGTTTAGCTATAATCCTGCGGGAATACTTCTCTCGGTAGTGGGCGGTTACATCAGGGACGGCCGCGTTGCTAAATCTCTGAGAAGAGATCAGCCGCGTAGGTCGAAAGTCCTGCAAAGGTCTGTACCCTTTTGGGATTACATACCACAGGCAGTCTCGCCGAAAGACGAGCTAGGCGACGCGTGGTACAGCGTCGCCGCGGGTTACATCGACCGATGTTTCCCGTCCAGGTAAGCTAAAACTTACCTACCCCTCCTACACATGGCCTTGCATGGAG